ATGCTTCATCTTCACTCGAGCTATTCGGCGAATGCCATTCTTGCTGCCCTCCCGGAGGACAGCATCCGCACCATCGCACCGCATCTCGAACTGGTCAGGATCAAGGCCGGGATGCTCGACCGGGTCGGCGAGCCGATGCGTCATCTGCATTTTCCGACGACGGCGATGATGTCGGTCCAGCACCTGATGGAGGACGGTGCGATGGTCGAGGTGGCGGTGGTCGGCCGCGAGGGGGTGGTCGGGCTGGGGACGCTGGTCGGCTGAAGGGAAGTGAGATAACTCCAGGGGATCGAGTGCGATAAATCCGGGATTTGATGGTTCGGGTCCGGGATTTATCGACACGACTTCGAAATAACGTTTCGTGTGGCGAAAGACGCGCGCGGCGCCGATCGCTTCACCCAAACGCGCGCCGCAGCAAGTTATCCACAAGCTCCAGCATGCCAGTCTCCGCCTCGGGCTGCAGGACGGTCGCGTTCGGCGGCCCGCTGAACGGTAGATACGGCCGGGCCGGAATCGTGACAGTGTACTCTCCGACCTCGTGCCAGCTCTCCCGTACCCGTTTATGGGAATTCCTCGCGAAGACCGCTAGGTTCTTGTGGTCGGGCTGCCGGACGAGGTTGCCCTTCGAATCCGTCCGCAGTCGCACCTTGGTGCTATGGGCCGGATGGGTCACCGTCCCACCGAACTGATGGATGCCCGCATAGGCCGCCGCGGCGCCGCCGGCACCGATCAAGGCATAGTCCGAGCCGTATTCCGCTGAGACACTGCTGGCCAAGATGCCACGGTCCTGCAGGATCAGCAGCGTCGAGCTGCCCTTGTTGCGCTTCAGCCGCTCCGCCTTCGTCGATTCGGCCAGCGGCACCCATGCAGGCCGGCCTTGGGCCGCGAAGTTGCCCTCGGTGACCGACTCCAGGACGCCAGCAATCCCCCGATACAGGTCGACCGTGCCGGCGAGTAGCTGGTCAGCCGCATCCAGCTTGGCCTCGGCGTCCCCAATATCGACCACGATGTCCCAGAGCTCAGCCATGGCGCATTCAGTCCAGTGAACCGTCGACGAGCTCGACGCCGTCGCTTTCCAAGAGCGACTGCAGCGCCCGCGCAGCGGCAATATAGGCCAATCTGACCGTCGCGCTCAGCCTCTTCGACTGGTTCTGCCCATAGGCCGACGCGACAACAATGCGCTGCCCGTCATCGCCGCCACGCGGGAGCACGTACAGCAGCGTGCCGGCTGTGCGGTCGACGAGCACGGCCTGCGGTTCGCGCAGCGTCGAGGACAAATCGAGCCAGTCTGTCGTCGACAGCGGCCCCGATGCCACCTCCGGCAGTTGCTCTTTGCCGCGCACGATCAAATTGTCGTCGGCCACGACCGGGATGCTCTCGACCTGCACGTCGCGCGCAGCGAGCGCGTCGACGTCGTCGGGCCGCACGAAGCCGAGCAGCATCTGGCGCTCGCGCGCGGCAGCGTCGTCGAGCACGTCACCCGCCCAGCTCTGCCAAGCGCTGTCGAGCAACTGCTGAGCCTCCGGGGCGCGGGCAATGTTGGCGGCAACGGCGGCGCCCATCTCAGGCGGCACCTTGTCGATCTTCTCGCCCAAGACGCGAGACAGCGCCTGTTCACTGGCGTAATCGGCGCCTGGGTTGTAATCCCAGCCCGGATCGGGTCGGAAAATGCGCTCTCGGCCGGCCTCATCGGTATAGCGAACAACCCGGACGTCCATCGTATCGCCGGCCTTGTTGATCGGCACCTGGACCGTCTGGATTGCGTCTGAGCCGTCCTCCAGCGGCACACCGAGGCGCTTAAATTCCTCTTCGCTCAGCGCCTGGACGCGGCAGCGACACCCCCAACCGTTCGGCGGAAAGATCACGTCCCAGATCGGGTCATCCCAGCGCCATACCTTCCCGTGCAGCGCGCGATGCGCGGGCCGCGTGCGGCCATCCATCACGGCGACGTACCGCCAATACGGCTGATTGTCGACGTTGTCGAGCATCCGCTTGTAGCGGCCGGCCATGTTGGCCGTCTGGACGTTGGTCTGGTAGATCGTCCGCAGGCGGCGGGTGCTGCCGAGCTGCGCCTTCGTGAGTTCGCCAGTCTCGCCGTCGAGTACTTCCTGCGTGCCCCACCAACCGAGATCCTGGAGTTGTGGCCGGAGTGCCTTCTGGAATTCCTCGAACGTCATCCCGGTGCTGATCGACTTGTCGACCATGTCGCGGATCGTGCGCAGCACATCAAGCGAGGTGGCCTTCGCGACGGTGAAAGCTTGCGCGTGGGCCTCACGGCGCATGTCGTGCCAGTCCCACGTGATTTCCATGCCCTTGGACCGAAAGTACGCGACCGCGTCGGCCGGTTCGAGGCGCAGATTGGCAGCGATGGTCGCCATCGATCAGCTCCCGACCGCAGGGAACTCGTCCCAGGTCCGGCCGTCGAGCAGACGGCCGGAGGAAGCCTTACCGGCACGATTCATCCAACAGTCGCCATCGCCACGCGCGCCGAGCTGCTGGCCATTGTGACCAGCATCGGTAAGGCGTACACGCGGCACGCCGTCGACGAGCGGATAGCCCATGCTCTCCGGACCGCGCGGGCACCACTCGCCCCATTGTTTGAACAGGAACGGCACACCGGCCGAGTTGCACTGGTCGCGCAACGATCGGACCCAGTCCGGGTGCATCGGCCGCGCATCGTGACCGCTTTCTCCACCGACAATCACCCAGTGCAAGCCATGCTCGGGGCTACTCCAGCCTTGTAGGGCGCTGACGCGTAAGCCGCCCCACGGTATGGACGTGAGATCGACGGGGCTCAGCAGCGGCTCCATCGACAGGAAACGGACGCGTGCCGGCACCGCGAGAAGCTTCGGGATGTCGCGGTCGGCCTCTGCCTGATTCGCGATCGTCGCGCCGAGCCAGACGTTGTCCGGCAGTCGAGGTTCGTGCAGACATTCCAGATCGAAACGGCGAGCAGCCATGTCTTCGATCATCGGCAGCACGTTGCCGATTCGCTTCGTCAGCAGCAACCAGTCGAGGTTGGGGGTCTGCTCGATCACGTCGAACAAGTCCGCGCGCCAGTACGGATTGACCGCGTTGTCGAACACGTCAGCGAGCGATGCGCAGAACACACGGCGGCGACGGCCGTGCTCAGCAACGAACGCATCGTGTTGCGCGTTCCAGCGGATCGGCGTGCGCCAGTTGCCCGGGCTGGTTCGCCGACGCTCGGCGTGCGGGCCCCATTCGACGCGAAGCGTGCGCGCAGGCGTCGAGACGGCTGCATAGCAATGGTCGCATGCCGGCGATACGCGCGTGCAGCCGATCCAGGGATTGAAAGTTGCGTCCGTCCATTCGATTTTGCTATCGACCGCCATGCTGTGCCTCCTGGGTAACGTCGCCCGGGCAAACGACCTCATACAGCTCCTGCATGAGCAGGAACGACATGAACGGGATGGCCAGTTGAACGGCATTCGCGCGTGCATACTGCCGGCCGAGCTCGGCGACGAAAGCGTTCGGCATGTTCGCTTCGTGCTTGCCGAGTACTTTGAAGCCGTTGTTGAGCACCAGGCAGCACACCGTCATCGTCGTGCCGGGAAACACGTGGTACAGCTCGTCGACGATCGCGAACTCGACATCGTCTGGGCTGAGAATGGGCGCACCTTGCTGAAGCGGGAAATTTGCGTCCATGGCATCAATCTCCCGTCGCGCGGCCATAGGTTTCGGCGCCGAAAATCGCATTCGCGATGAGCACCTGCAGCTTCGTGCCGTCCATTTCCGGATAAGCCGCCTGCGCGGCCGCGAGCGCGTCCTCGTACGTCGCTGCACCCTCGATCGCCGCGAGCAGCGGTTCAAAGATGCCGGCCAGTGCGTCCTGCAGCTCGGTATCCGGTACAGCCGCGATCGCGGCGTCGATCGCGTTCTGGGCTTCATCACCCGGCTCAGCGAAAGCAGTGGGCGCAGCCGCGGCGCGCGTACCTGACGTCGGGCCACTCGCGCCAGGCACGGGCGTAGGCTTCTTCGTCCAGCCCTCGCCATAACGTTCCTGCACGTATGCTTCGGACGGCTCGAAACCCATCTCTGAGACGTTCTTGTCGGTCTCGCTTTGCGACTTGAGATCGGCCGCCGCGCGAATGTTGCGATAGACCTGACACGGTTCGAGACCGTTATAGAAACAGATATCGTCGAGCAGCTGCGCCTTCAACGTCTCGGACAGCAAATCGCTATCGCCCTTCGTCAGGCCGAGCCGCACCGATTCGCGTTCATTGCTGGCCGCAGCCACAGCGCCGCCCGATTTGCCGCGCGGTACTTCGCCTGTCCATACCTCCGCGATCCAGTCGTCCATGTACTCCGCCAGCTCACGCTCGGAACTGATGCCGCCGGCACTGGCGAGCTTGCTTTCAAGCAGCGAAATGTCCATGCCAGACGGCGTCATCAGCACCCCGTCGTTGCTCATCGCACGCAGCGCGTCGAACAGTGTGTTCTTCTCCTTCGGGCTCGCGTTGTTCGGGTACTTGCCCCACGGCACCGGAGACCCCGAACGGCTCAGTCGTTTGTTCCACGCGATGATGCCGGAGCGCTTGAAGAACACCGGCCAATACGTCTGCAGGCCGAGGCCCGTACCGTATGGGTTGTCGTCTTCCGGGTTGACGCGGTGGACGATGAACTTGCGATCGGGCAGCGCGATGCCGCGCAGCATGTCTTCGCGCGTGAGCATACGCAGTGCGGGCGGCCGATTCGGATCATCCTGGACGTACACGAAGCGGCGCTGCGCGCGCTTGACGATACGATCCGGCACGACCATGCCATCGCGCACAGTCCAGACCTTCTCGAATACCTCGAAGCCGGTGAGGTTCGCATCGAGCATTTGACTGCAGAGGTTGTCGAACGACACCTGTTTCAGGATGTCGCTCACCGTCCTTGCGTCAGCATCGGCCTTCGTCGACGACGTAACCGGCGTGACCGCCCAATCGTAGCCGATCAACGCGAGGCGGCGCTTCTGCATGGAGCCGAACACCTTCCCGTCGCGCTTCAGGTCACGATAGATCGCGATGCTGCCTTGGCCGCGTTCGAGCAGGAGCGGATCGTTGGTGCGCAGCACGCCCATATACAGCGGCTCAAACGGATCGACCAGGCGGTTTGCGACCTCGGTTTCCAGCTCCGGACGGCTGATGTATTCGGCGAAATCCGGCTGCGGCCGGCGCGTGCGGATGTGGCGGCGCTTAGCCATGGAGAAATCCTTGAATGTCGGTAGATGACACGACGGGGCCGTTGCTCGTGAACTCCATTGGAGCGGCCGGCGACGACGCGGCATGTTTGGCGAGCGCGAGCGCCCAGAAATGGTCAGCGTGGCCAGCCTCGTCGTCTTCTGCGACGAAGCGGATGTTGCCGGCGGCGGTGACGACTTTCTTCACCTTGCGCAGGTCGGCTCGGACCTCCGGGTCGTAGTGGATGCGAATACCGCTATCCTCCATCGAGCCACGCAGCGCGTACGCGAGCGATTCCTTGACCGGCCCGGTAAATGTCACCGCTTCAACACGATGCTCGCCGAACTGATCCTGCGCGTCGTCGGACCAGCCGATACCGAGACCGGTCGCATCAATACAGATCCGGTCACAACGCTCGAACCACGGCCAAAGAATCTTTTCCTGCGCGCTCTTGCGCATGTTTCGCATGGCCTCGACGTGCCGCGTGTAGAGCACGTCGCCGAGCTGCTCGACGACCCACAGCACGGTCAGGTTGCGCTTGCGTGCAATGTCGACGCCGCAGTACAGACGGCCCTGCACGGGATCGGTCAGACTGCGCTGCCATTGCGTGCCATTGGAGTACTCGCACGACGTGATGAGCCCGTACTCCAGGAATTTCGCGTCGTCGTCGGCCGGTTCGCAGCAGTACTCCTGCAGGAATGATTCTTCGTCGGCACAGCCCTTGCGCACGAAGTCGAAATAAGCCGCCTCGTCCATCGCCTGCTGTTCGGCGTCGGCCGGCAGCATCTGCTGCAGTCGGTACAGGAACCCCTGTTCGAGCGCATCCTGCAGCGTGACGCGATGCAGGCTGATGTTCTTCGGGTTGTCCTTCTCGCGGACCTCCCGGATCAACTGGTTGAAGAAGTTGTGCGAGCCGCGGTGCGTGCTGATGAGCTCCATGCTGCCGCCCCACGTAATACCCGGGTAGGCGATTGCCCACAGCTTGCGTGGATCAGGGTGCAGCGCGAACTCGTCGAGAATACGGCCGCCGCGCTTACCCGCTTGCGCATCTGGGTTGCTGCTCATGCTGTGGATGCGCTTACCCGACGCGAATTCGAGCACGTAGGCCGTGAGCTTGTTCTTCTCGTCGAGCACGACCTCGCCCAGGTCGCGCGCGGCCTGATTCATCACCTGCGCCCACATCTTGCAGTCTTCGATGAAGAGGCGTGCCTGCAGATCGTCACGGCTCGATACCCATTGATCGTGTCGCGCGCCCGCAGCTGCGGTGCGTTCATCCGCCTTGTACGCAGTCGACCACGAGATGCCGATCTGCCGACTTTTCTCCATCAGCTTGAGGCGCGAATCGTCCTTGATCCACTTCGACTGGAACGGTAGAAAGATCGCTTCCGGATCGGCCGGGATGATCTTCGCGTTGCCTTTGCGGGCGCCCATCACACAATCCCCAATGCTGCGCGGATCTTCGCCATGGTGTCGGCCGACACGCCGTCCTGCTTGCCGACCTCCTGCAGGGACTTCGCCTGCTCGGCGAGCAGCGCCTTGCGTTCGTCGTCGCGGACCTGCCGCATCTTGAGCTCGATCGCGACGTTGTCCTTGCTGGCGCCGCCGAGGTCTTTCAGCGCCTTCGCCAGCAACATGACTTCCATCGGCTTGACCGGGTTGTCCGACTCGCCCATGGTGCTCAACGTCTGGAAGGCAACGGCGCGCAGCATCTCGGGCAGAAGGCGCGCAACGTCGCCATTCGGTTCGGCTTCGAGCCGGTCGAGCCAGACCTTTGCGACTTCCTGCCCCTGGCGGTACTTCTCCATCGACTCGCGCGCGGTCTTGACGTAGCGACCCATCGCCGAGCGCGAAATGTTCTCAACGCCGAGCGGCGACAGCGCGCGCAGGATCTCGTCGATCGTGCTGCCGTCACGAATCAGCTTGTTGACCTCGGACACGATCTCTTCGGGCAGCACCGCCACAGTACTTTTGCGAGCCATGGTCGATTACTCCGGGCGCGGGCGCTTGACGCCGGACACAATCGCACGGCCGATCGCGACGTCAACGCCGCGCACCGTTAGCTTGGCGATGCGCACGTCGGCGACGACGTCGAACGTCAGCAGATCCTGTTCGCGCAACCAGTCGAGATCAGCGTGCAGGCGATCGGTCGACACGACATGGCCAAAGCGGTTGGTCATATCCAGCAGGATGAACTCGTTCGCCGTATATGCGAGGCTGTCGTGCAGCACGCGCAGAATAACGAGGCGGCGATCTTCGGCGAGGTGGGTAGCGAAATCGGTCTTCATGGCTTGTTCCGCAGCAGATAGTCTTCGATACGGTTCACGGCAGCGCGGGTGTCCTTGGTCTCGCGCAATGCCGCTTCTTGCTTGGCCTCCATCGCACGCAGGTCGCCCTTGAGCTCGGCGAACTCGTCGGCACGCGGAAGGTGCTGCAGCGCGGCCTCGTGGCGATCGGCGCGACTGGTGAGGTCGGCAACGCGTTCGTTCAGGACTTTCTCGACAGCCTTGATGTGCCGCGAATTGTCTTTGTCGCGCGTCGCGATCCAGGTATAGAGCGCGGTGCCGATCGGCAGCACGACGCTGCCGAACAGAAGAATCAGTGTGCGTATGGATTCGTTATCGATCTGCATTGGCCCCTCAGGGTTTTTGTGGTGCGTCGGCCTGTCCGGCGTCGCACGCGTGTTTGGCGAACGACTGCAATCCGCCTACTTGGTCGCGGTACCGGTCAGCGTCTGCTGCCACTTCGCGATATCGCTCTGCGCACGATCCGAGTAGCTCTCGGGCGACACGGGTGCCATTAACGAGGGAGGCACGCTCGGGGTCCGTGCTGGTGCCGGACAATCCTTCGAGCTGCCGGTTGAGTTCGTCGATGGTTGCGCGCAGGCTGCGAGTAGTAACGGCAGCGCGCTGATCGCGAGCGTTACGCGCGCGGTCTTTTTGAGCTTGTTCATTGGCGATCCTGTCGGCCTCCTGTTGGCGGATTTGCTCCTTCGTGCGCTCAGCCGCTTCACGTTTCCGTGCGGCCTCGGCATCTTCACGTTCGCGCTTGTCGTTGGCCTGTTGGCACTCAGCTTGCGCGGTTGCCTCGCCGATCGCGATGTAGTGCGCGCGGCCGTACAGAAGCGTGCCTACGACGGCGGCCACGGCGATGGCGAACGCGGCGTACTTTGTCCAGCTCGGGATCGGGATCATTGGTCAACTCCATTCAGGCTCGGCTGCGCGATCAGACGGCCGACGATCAGAACTGCACCGAGCACGGCAGTGATCCAGGGATACACGTTGGCGGGAATCGCAAACGCGAACAGGGGGAGCACCTGCGCCTGCAGCAGCGATAGGCCGGCGAGCGCGCCGGACAGGTAGACCGAATGCAGCCGCCAGGACATCGGCCAGCCTTCGGGCTGCTCGAACCGGCGCAGCACGATCACGGCGGTGCCGAGCACGCTGGTCAGCCACGGGAACACGTCAGCGGGGATGACGAACTGGAACAACGGCAGAACCTGCAGCTGCAGGAGCGACAGCAAGGTGATGGTGGCGCCGACCCATACGGTCTTGAGCGTGAACGCATGGCGCCAGCCGCAGATCAGTCGAGGACACTTCATCACGCGCCCCCCTGCACGAAGCGCATGGCGCGCAGATAGTTAGCGGGCCAGTCATCCGGCCGCGGCTTGCCGGGCACCCACGTGCGCTTCGCATAGAGCGTCCACGAACCGCTGACGTCCCCTACGGCCGGCAACGGCAGGCGATCGGTGAAGAGCAGCAGTCGTGCGAGACCTGCGGCGAGCACATCGTCGATCTCGATGGCCGCGTAAATCGACGTCGGCGTGAACGCGCAATGGCGGGCATCGCAAAGCCGTTGCAATAGGCCGCGTGACGAGTCGTGCAGGAAAACGCCCCAGATTCCACCGCCCCGCATCTGCGAGCCGAGCTCGAACTGCCAAAGGCTGCGTGCCGGGCCGTTACCGTGCTGGCGACGTACCGTAAGCCCGCTTTCCTGCAGCCCGATGGCGAGCAACAGAACGCGTGCTGCGGCGCTGTCCATTGCAGGCGGCAGCAGCTTCAGCGCGGGATTGATAGCCGTCGTGGTGACGGACTGGAGAAGGGTGTCGGCTGTCGTAGTCATGCACGGCAATGTGCCGCGCGCGCGCGAAGCCGACTAAATAAAACGTTTTAGATATTGAATCGAATCGGCCTTCGCTCAGGTACCGCTCGGGCAAACCTTTGTCGCGATCTTCGTGATAACGGGGGTGTCATCATAGCGCTCGAATTCGCCATCGACATCCTCGGCATAGACCTGACGATCGCCCATATTGTAGGTTCGACCAAGCATCTGGTAGCGATGATTGGGGCAATCGATAAAGATCGTTATGCGTTGATTGTCGAACCGAGCATTGTTGGGTGCCTGATCGCTGCGATCGTACTTAAAGCGGAGGTAGGTGCCGACCTGCTGACCATGCCGATTCTGGAGATTGGAGGCCCACGAAATCTGGTAGTCGTCGCGCCTGCCTAAATTTTCCCATTTGATATTTTCGGCCATTGCATGCTCACTCACGAGCAATACTGAAAGAATCGCTACGGTCCGTGCGATTTTCATTTTTTACCCCTCGGTTTTCGTGATTGTTGGACTACTTGCGACGACGAGCTTTCAACTCTTGCCATTCAGGTGACGCGCCAGCATTCGTGGCAACACACTCAATATCTGGCGCAGACGGGTTATCAATGACGCTTCCCACCGCATAGGGCTTTCCAGCGAACATACATTGCTGCGACTCCAGTATCTGGAGTGCTTTCGCCGAAGTATCTGCCTTCCGCCAGATAATCGCACCACACGTCACGGCTACAAGCAACGCAACGGCCAACGCAGCGAGGTTCCGACGTCCCACTGCGATACGCTGCTTCGCATTATCAAGGGCTGCAGATAGGTCACGATTGTTGCCTTGGCTCGTTTCGAGTTTTTTCTTTAGAGTGGCGACCGAATCTACCAGCTTCAGGACTTCATCAACACGTTTGCTGGCCTCAGCCCGAGCCTTATTGAGATCGGCTCGGAGCGCTTGCATAGCCTCGCCTTGCTTTCGGAACCTGGTGTCCAACTCGGCGAATTCTCGTTTCGTGTTGGCCAGCGCAACGATGTCGGTCGATGCAGTCGACTGGAGACTCGGGGGCGTCTGTTGCAACTTGGCTCGATCGAGCAGCAATCCGAGGATCGTTTCCGCCGGATCGCGATGAATCAGGTACATGGTTTCGATGTTCTCGACACCGATCGTGCGATGAAGAAACTTCCACGTCTGCCAACCCGGCGTACCAAACTCAATTTCAAGTTGGCGGACCAGTTTATTCAGGTCTGCTCGTTCGGCTCTTGTGAGCAACCGCCCCTGACCATAGTGGTGGTTGACGACGTCTCGTCCAGCAACGCTGTCTGCAACTTTTCCGATCGTGATCGATTGGTCGTCGACATGTACATCGTCGGCCTGGATTGCTTGTCCTACCGAGCTATTGAATTCCTGCCGCGCGTGTGAGTCTTGGTCGTCCTGCGTCATTTCTTCTTGCTTCCCTTCACCGTGAATCGCATGTCACGTTGGTCGAGATTCCCTTCGACCGAAATGCTCTGGCCAACCGACCCATGAAACACCTGCGATTTGCGAGCGACATCGGCCGATGAACGAGAGCCAGCAGCAAGCGCACCGACAGCAGCGGCCTTCAGTTCCAACGATGCTTCGCGATAGCGCACTACGAGCTCTTGCTCGTCCTGAGTGAGTGCTGCCGACGAGCGTACGCCCCCGACGATGTACTGAACGTCAGCGCCCACACGCATGACTGCAGCGAGATAGGCAGCGTCGGGAGAACGTTCGCCTTTCTCGTATTTGATTTGCGATTGCTTCGTTACTTCAGCCAATGCGCCGAACGCAGTCTGACTGAATCCCAATCGCTCCCGCTCTTCGCGCAGGCGCTCGCCTATCGATTCCATTTGTTTACCAATAGCGCTTGACAGGTAATCAAACGCATACCATACTCATTCACACTGGTTTCAACTAATCCGCACTTGTTGGCGCAAGTGCCCACAAACAGGGACGTAGCACGATGGTCAAAACACGCGTTCAGGTCCGTGCCGAGTTCGCCAAGAAAGGTTGGTCTTACTCGAGCTGGGCCACGAAAAACGGCTTCCCGACCGGACTCGTCATCGACATCATCAACGACAACGATGACAGTCCGAAGCGACCATGCCGCCGCGGAACCTCGCACAACATCGCGGTCAAACTCGGCCTCAAAGAGGGCGAAGTGTCGACCGAACTGATGCGGGCGTGACGGGGCGCGCTATGTCCAGCCGACATATTACAGCCCTTTCAACTGGGGACGCCGCGCGGATCGCCGATGCGATCCTTGCATTGCATGCACGTGCTGCACTGCCGCTGCGAGCTCTTCGTGACCAGATCGCCAGTCTTCGTCAGGCTGGGCCGCAGCCATCGTCTGCAGATCGGCTTGCAGATCGGTTAACGGCAGCAGACCCCGAATCTCAAGTTGGCGCGCCAGTACAACGTACGCGCTACGCAGCACAGCCAGCTGCATGCTCTGGTGATCGAGTTGTTCGACCAGGGCGGTCAGCATTTCCTGTTGGTCCATCGTTGGCTCCCGAAGTAGTGGAAGCACTGTGCCACTCGTCACCCGTCCAAAGTGACCTTTGTTCGGAAACCTTCCCGCGGGAGGATTTCCAATGAGCCGCCGACTTTGGAAATCGTTCCGGCCGACCAGCCTCACAGCCGCGCTGCGCGGCTGTAAGGATTACGCCCTGGACGTCCATCACCTGTCGGTCGAGCGGATCGCCGATCGCATGGCCGTGACGCATGACGTCCTCTACAAGTGGCTGGCCAACGGTCGCATGCCGACGATCCTCATTCCGACGTACGAGCTCGCGTGTGGCTGCCATTTCGTTAGCACGTGGCTCGCGACCAGCGCCGGCAAGCTCGTCGTCGACATGCCGAAGGGACGCCACGCGGCCGATGCCGAGCTTCTGGAGGTCAACAGCGGTTGCGCGCAAGCCCTGCAGCTGCTGACCGAGTTCTACGCCCACCCCGCATCCGGCAACGCCGACGCGACGCTCAACGCGCTGCGCACGCACCTGGAACAGATCGCCTACCACCACCAAAACGTGGCGCGTTACACGACGCCCGAGCTGGAGTTTTGACAATGGCCGACTACACGAACGCTGCACAGCAGCGCCTGATCCGCGTCCTGACAGTCCTGTTCTCGGACATCGTCGACGGCGTCACCAACAGCACGATCGCGCGGGAAGTCGGCTGCTCGCCGGCCGCAGTCACCCGTGACCTTGAGAACCTGCGCACGGCCGGGCTGGCCGAACGAGACGAATCGACCGGCCGCTGGCTGCTGACGCCGCGCCTCCCGCGTCAGGCGCTGACCGCCATGTCGGTGCTCGACCGGCGCCAGCGCCGCCTCGACGAGGTTAGGCAACGGATGGGAACGACAGCACTTTAAGCAAAACGCTCAGCGCTGAGCGCTCTGGAAATGAGAACGATTCACAAATTGGCCAGCGCTGACCAATTTGAAACCACCAGGAGCAATGCACATGGCAAGACCCAAACTCGCAACCCCGGCCGTGGTTGACGGCTCGTCACCGGCCATCGCGGCGCAGATTCGTGAAGCAATGGACCAGATCGGCTACGACCTGCCGTACGAACGCGAGCGCGTTGTGCAGGAGACCAAGTTCTACATGGGGCAAGCCGCCGAAGCCATGTTGGAGGCCGGGCGTCGATTGCTCGTCATCAAGGAAAACGAGCCGCACGGTGACTTCACGGAAATCGTGGAGCAACGCCTCGGTATACCGGGTAGCACGGCGCGGCGCATGATGCAGTCGGCCCTGAAGTACCTGCTGAATCCCGCCCTGACCGATAAGGCGCCGCGCCTCGCACAGCTCGGCAAGGCCAAGCTGTTCGAGCTGATGACCGAGGACGACGAGGATCTCGCCGCGCTCACCGAGGGCGGGACGCTTGCCGGCCATACGCTCGACGACATCGAGCAAATGACCCACCGCGAGCTGCAGGCGGCGCTGCGCGAGGCGCGCGAGGAAGGCAAGGCGAAGGATCAGCTGCTGGAGGACAAGAACCGCAAGCTCGACCAGGCGAAGGCAAAGGCCAAGCGGATTGCCGCGGCGTCGCCTGACGAGCAGCTTGCCGACCTGCTGCGCGAGGTCGCGTCGGTCGGGAACGAAGCGGTCGGGTTCGTGCGCGGCAACCTGCGCCAGGCGCTCGTCGCGCTGAAAGACCACGACAGCGATCGTACGGCGCCGTTCGCGGCCGGGCTCGTGTCGCAGCTCATCGCGGACTGCCGCGCGCTGATGGCCGAGTTTGATCTGACCGAGATCGAGCCGACCGACGAAACCGCCTGGGCCACGCAGGGCTAAGCACCATGGAGCGCTCCCCCGCCATGACACAACGGCTCGTCGAGATCGCGGCTGCAGCGCAGCGCGCGGGCCACGGCGCGAAGGACGGCATCTACTCCGCCGCCTGCGCCGAGCTCGGCGTCAGCCGCGCCACGCTGCTGCGCGCGATCAATGACGTGGCAGTTCGAGCGCCGCGCCGTCGTCGTAGTGATGCCGGTAAGGTCTGGCTCCCGCGTGCCGAGGCGGTCACCATCAGCGCGCTGCTCATGGAGAGCCATCGCAAGAACGCCAAGCGCCTGCTGTCGATCGGCCGCGCAATCGAGATCCTGCGCGCCAACCCGACCGAGGGTGTGCGGGCCGAGCGCGTCGACCCTGACACGGGCGAGTGCACGCCGCTGTCCGATAGCGCGATCGCGCGTGCGCTGCGCCACTACGGCCTGCATCCGGATCAACTGCTGCGCCCGGCGCCCGCGACCGAGCTGCGCAGCCTGCATCCGAATCACGTCTGGCAGATCGATGCGTCGTTGTGCGTGCTGTACTACCTCAACGCACGCACCGAACGCGAGACCGGCCTGCAGGTGATGGAGCGCGACCGGTTCTACAAGAACAAGCCGGGCAACCTGAAACGGATCGAGAACGACCGCGTCTGGTCGTACGAGGTCACCGACCACAACAGCGGCGCGATCTATGTCCAGTATGTGCTCGGCGCGGAGAGTGGCACCAACCTCGCCGAGTCGTTCATCGGCGCGATCCAGCAGCGCGACGACGAGCCGTTCTACGGCGTGCCGCAGATCCTGATGATGGACATGGGCAGCGCGAACACCAGCGGGCTGTTCGCGAACCTCGCGCGTCGCCTGCAGGTCCAGCTGCTGCCGCACGCGGTCGGCAATGCGCGCGCGACTGGCCAGGTCGAGAAGGCTCGCGACATCATTGAACGCTCCTTCGAGCCCGGCCTCAAGCTGCAGTGCGTGCGCGACCTGGACGAGCTGAATGCGAACGCTCGCCGCTGGGCTCGCTGGTACAACGAAACGAAGGTGCATTCGCGCCACGGCCGCACGCGCTTCGCGCAGTGGATGACGATCACCGCCGACCAGCTGCGCGTTGCGCCGAGCATCGAACTCTGCCGCGAGCTGCTCACGCATGCACCGGTCAAGCGCAAGGTGAACGACTACCTGCGCGTCGAGTTCAAGGGCCGCGAATACGACGTGTCTGGTGTTCCGAACGTGATGGTCGGTGAGACGCTGCAGGTGACATACAACCCGTACCAGGCCGAACAGGCCATGGTCGTCGACGTCGACGCCGAAGGTCGCGAGATCCTGCATGCCGTGCCGCTCATCGAGCGCGACGATGCCGGGTTCGCCCTGACCGGGAACGTGATCGGCGAAGACTGGCAGCGCCGTGCCGACACGGTCGCCGACCGCAACCGCAAAGAGGTCGAGCTGGCGGCGATGGACGCGCCGACCCTCGAAGCGGCCGCCGCAGCGCGCAAGGCGAAACAGTTGCCGTTCGGCGGTCGGATCGACGCGATGCGCGTCATCGACCAGGCGCCGCAGCAAACCTACCTGCCGCGACGCGGCACGGACGTATCGATCAGCACCACGGTCGGCACGGCCGCGCCGACGATCCTCACGCACTTCCAAGCCGCGAGCGAGTTGGCCCGCCGTGGCATCCAGATGAGTGCCGAACTCAATGCAACGCTGCGCAGCCTGCATCCGGACGGCGTGCCCGAGGCCGAGCTTGACGAACTGCAGAACCGCCTCACGGTACGCGCTGGTCTGCGCGTCGTGGCCGGCGGCTCGTGAGCCCTAGAAGAAAGGAGATATCGATGTCCAGCCAGATCGCGGCGTTGATGGCCGAAAAGCAGATCCTGCAGGCGGATCTCGGTCGCGCCATCGGTTTGTCGCGCAGCGCGACCAGCCGGTTTGTGACGCACGGCCAGTTGCCGAAGCGCAATTCGGACCAGATCCGACGCGCGGCGCTCGACTTTTTCACATCCCGAGGCGTTGACCTGATCCAGCTGCGTGATCTGGTCCTGCCTCAAAAGATGGCCCCGGACAGTTCGCACCTGTCCGAGGCCGCCCCTGCAACTCCGAAGTCACCCGAAACCACAGAGGGAGAGCCTATGTTACTCCGCAACGAAAACCTGTCCCAGGAAACCCGCCAGCACTTCGGTCTGCCGCGCAGCCCGTTCCTCGACGATGTCGCGTCGCGTGAAGACGTCTACCAGACGTCCAGCATCCGCTACGTGCGCGCCGCGTTGATGGACGCCGCCACGAATCACGGGTTCGTCGGCGTCGTCGGTGAGAGCGGTGCCGGCAAGTCGACGCTCGTCGAAGAGCTTGAAGAACGCCTGCAGGACGACGATCGCGACGTCCTGGTCGTCAAGCCGTACACGCTCGCCATGGAGTCCAACGACCGCGAGGGCAAGACCCTGAAGTCGCTGCACATCGCCGAGGCGCTGACGGCTGCGCTCGATCCGGCCAAGGTGAACCTCGGTTCGCCCCAGGCACGATTCAAGCAGCTGCACGAGCTGCTGAAGGCGAGCCACCGTTCGGGCCGACGTCACCTCGTCGTCATCGAAGAGGCACATTGCTTGCCGCTGGCGACGCTGAAGCACCTGAAACGGTTTCTGGAACTGAAGGACGGTCTGCGTCGGCTCCTGGGCGTCGCGTTGATCGGCCAGCCCGAGCTGGCGGTGAAGCTGGCCAGCCAGAACCCGGAGGTCCGCGAAGTCGCGCAGCGCTGCGAGCTGGTCACGCTGCCGCCGCTCGACGGTGACCTCGAAGGCTACCTGCGCCACAAGTTCAAGCGGTTCGAATTCGACTTCGACGCGGTGTTCGATCGTGACGCGATCGAGGCGATCCGTGCGCGCCTGGTGTTCCTGCCGCGCGGCGCGAAGCCGACCGAGGCGATCAGCGTGTGTTACCCGCTCGTCGTCAACAACCTCGTCGCGCGCGCCATGAATGCGGCAGCGCGTGCGGGTTGGCCCAAGGTCGACGCCCAGGTCATCGCCGGCTGCTGACCATGCGCCGCTACCTCATTCGTATCGTCCTGCTCGACGGTTCGCGCCGAACCATCGACGGGCTCTTTTCGAGCGATTGGGCGGCGATCGACGCCGTCCTGGTCGCTTACCCGCAAACGGTAGGAATCGTGCCCCGTCGGGCACATTGAGAGGTCTGCATGTCCATGGATCAATACACCGCCGCTGAGGCACTGGTGGATGTCGACAACGTGCTGGAGCTTTTCCTGGCACCGGTCGGCATCAGCAAGGCCGACGCGCTGGATCGGATCATCCACATCGTCAATCGGTACGTGGTGCTCAAGCCGCAGGCAGTGGAGAACGTTGCGGTCGCGCATCCGGCGACGTGGGAGCGCACGCGGCATTTCCTGTCAATCGCGATCTCCGCATTCTCGCTTCCGGGTCGGCCAGGTGGCCAGTCGATCGAAGCCGCAGCCAACGTGCTGGATGCGCTGACCGTGTCCGGCAGCCCGCTGGCGCATTTGCGAGAAGCCACCACGCATCAGCCTGTCGCTCTCACGCCGGCAGCACATCGTGCGCTTGCCGAGCGTCGCCGCCAGATCGACGAGGAAGGCTTCACGCCCGAGCATGACGACGAGCACGAGGTCGGCCGCCTGATCTGTGCAGCGATCTGCTACGCCGGTGCCGACATCACCAACCATCCGGCCGGCGAACCGCCCGATTTGTGGCCGTGTGCGTCCGAGTGGTGGAAGCCCGGCGACGACCGCCGCAACCTGGACAAGGCCACCGCGCTGTTACTCGCCGCCAGCGAACAGCTCGACCGCGCAGTTGCGGGGACCGGCGCTCCGGCGAGCGTCTGACCACCTCCCGAAACCTCTCACCATACCGAGGCACCATGACAATCGAAACCACCCCGGCCGGCTACGTGCGGGACGCGCGCGGCCGTCTCGTTCCCGAGGCTCTCGTCAAGCCGGTCGACCAGTTGCGCGACCAGACCATCACAGCGCTCGTCACCGACGCGAAGAAGCTGCAGCGTCTGATGGGCGAATATAAGGCTCGTGCGTTCGCCGATATCGCAGCGTTCGTCGAGGCCAGCAACGAACAGTACGGCGTCAAGATCGGCGGCACCAAGGGCAACATCACGCTCGTGTCGTACGACGGCCGCTACAAGGTCGTGCGCCAGATCGCCGAGCGCATCCAGTTCGGTGAGCAGTTGCAGGCAGCCAAAGAACTGATCGACCAGTGCATCGTCGAATGGTCGCAAGGCAGCAACGACAACCTCAAGGTGCTCGTCAACGAAGCGTTCCAGGTCGACAAGGAAGGCAACGTGAACACGGGCCGTGTGCTCGCGCTGCGCCGCTACGACATCAAGGATGCGAAGTGGAAGACCGCGATGGAGGCGATCTCCGACAGCATCCGCGTCACGGGCAGCAAGCCCTATGTGCGGCTGTACGAGCGCATCGGCGACAGCGACGAGTACACGCCGATCAGTCTCGATCTGGCCGCCATCTAGTCGAGTTCACCATGGGAGAGCTCAACAACCCGTTCCTCGGCCCGCGCTACGGCGACGTCCAGACGCAGTACTGCTCGGCCGACGATCGCATCCGCATGGTGCGCGATTTCGATCGCGTGAAATGCGAGGCCGCCCTGAAGGTGCCCAATCTCCAGAAAACCGTACGCCGCGCAGTGCTGGCCCGCCTGAAGAAGCTGCGCGCGTTTGACCGTGAGTTCGCGAATGAAAGCAACGTATAAAGCCATCGTCGGCACGCTGATCGTTGTCAGCCTGCTGCTGCTTGTCCTGGTACTGGCCGGCGTGCTGCAACGCATGCACGAGGAAGGTGACGAATCAGGGATCGTCGAGCACCGCGCAGCCGGCGTGCGGTGTTTCAGCCTGCGCGGCCAGCTGTCCTGCATCCAGAACCCGGACAGCGACGCCGATACTGCGCCGGCCGCCGACGTCATCCACCAACCGAACCGGAGCACGACATGAACCGCGACGACGTGCTGCGCAAGATCAAGAAGTGCCTCGAACTGGCGAAGTCGGCCAACGAACATGAGGCTGCGGCGGCGATGCGTCAGGCGCAGAGCCTGATGCGTGCGTACGGCGCGACGCAGACCGACGTCGCGCTGTTCTCGGTGTCCGAGATCTCGGTACCGGCCGCCACGTCCGGCATGGTCGTATGGGAAGCCTCGCTCACGCGCCTGATTGCCCAGGCGTTCGGCTGCGACGTGTACTCGTCGCGCCAGTTCGACGAGTCGTTCACGCGGCGGGTGCGGTTCGTCGTGTTCGTCGGGATCGACGCGGCACCGCAGGTCGCTGGCTACGCATACGAGGTGCTGGGCCGGCAGTGCGCGAAGGCGCGCGCGTGGTACATCGGTCGCCAGTCGAAGCGCTGCAAGTCGTCGACCAAGACGGCGCGCGGCGACGAGTTTGCCCGCGGTTGGGTCCAGGCGGTACGCGGCCTTGTCACCAACATGACGATCGAACCGGCCAATGCCGAGCTTGTGCAGCAGTACATGAACGAGCGTCACCCGGATCTGGCCACGGCCGAGATCGTCGACCGCGGCAGTCGCGTCGCCCGCGAAGGTCACGCGGATGCTGGTTTCCGGGCAGGCAAGAGCGCGCGCCTGGACCGCGGCGTCGGCGCACCCGCAGCGCGGCCGCTGCTCGATCAGTCGTGAGGTGACGATGACGACACCGCGCAACGTTACCCGGGCACCGCGCGATCGCCGCGCGGATCTCGCGGCCATCCATATGATCGAGAAGCAGCTCTACGGCGACGACCGCGATGCCGCGCGTGATCTCAAGCTGCAGGTGATCGGCAAGGCGTCCAGCGGTGACATGTCGGACGCCGAGCGCCGCAGGTATTTGAAGCACCTGCACAGCGTCCAGAAGGGCACGACGCGGCCGGCAGCGCATCGCTCGGCTGACGATCCGAGCGATGACCGCTGGAACATGGCTCGCGCGTTGTGGGCCGGGCTCGCCGCGGCCGGCCACGTACGCGTTGACACCGACGCCGCGCTGCTGTCGTACGTGAAGCGCCAGACCGGCGCGGAGCAGTGGCGCTGGTTGAATGGCTACCAGATCAACGCGGTGATCGAGTCGCTGAAGAAGTGGGCCGCGCGGGAGGACGCGAAGCAATGACGATGCGCGCCGGCCGCCACCAGCTGACCGCACACGACGTCGAGCCGCTCAATCGGCAGCTCGACGTCGGCTATCCCGAGCGTCTGCGCGAGATCGCCACGAGCCTGTATGCCGAGCTGCTCGAACGCGTCGAGCTCGTCGACGCACTTGGGCGACCGGCGCTGGCCGATCTGGCGATCGCGCAGACCGAACGTCTGTCCGCCGATTTCGGCGGGCACACCATGTACATGCACAAGGCCGTCAGCTACCGGCTGACGCCGCGCAACCAGCAGATGTGCGCCGAGTTCCGCGGCGACAACTATGCCGAGCTGGCCGACCGTTACGAGCTGACCGAGATGCGCGTGCGGCAGATCGTCGACAGCTGGCGCCGTGAGCAGTTTCTCGCCCGTCAGGGCAGCCTCGATTTGCCATCCGAGTGACCTGAGCGCGGCGCGGCGCGCGCGCCGCTGACCGGGGCAAGACGTCCGAATCCCCACGAAATCATTTTGGGAGGCTTTGGGAGCGATCTGACGCGAACCCGGCACATTTCGCACACGCAGATCGCTTGCCATTTCCACCCGCACCCGGGGTATGCTGAAAAAGTAGCTGCCTCGCTCCCCATCCGCGCATCGCCGCGAAATCTCTAAAACCCTTTATTTAGTGCGTCCGCGCGTGCCCCGGCACGATGCCGGACATGAGCACATCCAAACCCACCACGACGAAGCCGGCGCTGCCCGACCGCCTGGAGATCTTCCGGGCCGGTCGGCGCACGGCGCAGGACGGTCAGATCTACAACATCACGCCGGCCGATCTCGCCGCGTCCGCTGCTGCCTACGATCCGACCATTCATGAAGCGCCGCTCGTCATTGGCCACCCCGAACACGACAAGCCGGCCTACGGCTGGGTCAAGGCGCTGCACGTAGCCAACGACGTCCTGCAGTCCGATCACCAACAGGTCGACCCGACGTTCGCCGAGTACGTGGCCGCCGGCCGCGTGAAGAAACGTTCGGCCGCCTTCTACCACCCCGAAGACCCCGCTAACCCGAAACCGGGCGTGTGGTACGTGCGCCATGTCGGCTTCCTCGGTGCACAGCCGCCGTCCGTCAAGGGCTTGCGCGACCCGAGTTTTACCGAAGGCGATGCCGGCAACACCGAGTTCGGCCTCGTCTATTTCTCCGAACCCGACGACCACCAGGAGCAACCCGATATGTCGAAGGAACTGCAGGAACAGCTCGATGCCGCGAACGCGGCGCGAAAGAAAGCCGAGGAAGAGGCTGCTGCTGAACGGCAGCGCGCTACCGATGCGCAGGCGAAAGCGAAGACCGCGGCCGAGCAGCTCGCGGCATTCGCCGAGGCTAAGAAGACCGAGCGCCACGCTGCACATGTGTCGTTCGCCGAAGCACGCGTGAAGGACGGCAAGCTGCTGCCGAAGGATTCGGCAATGCTGGTCGTGACCCTCGACCGCCTCGCCGAGAGCGCACCGGTCGAATTCAGCGAAGGCGACACGACTCGCTCGGTCAGCCCGTCGCAGTGGCTGCAAGACCTGATTTCGGGCAGCGCGCCGAAGGTCGAATTCGGCGAGCGCGGCGCCGGTCGGCTGGACGGTGCCGAAGACTCGGCTAAGGGCAAGTCGGACGCCGAGCTCGACAAGGCCGCCCAGGCACACGCGAAGAAGCACAACGTCAGCTACGCCGAGGCGCTGCGCGCCGTGACGTTCTGACCGTCGCGCCGATCCATCTACCACCGAGGACACCATCACCATGATGACGCTCGAAGAAATCCGGTTGAAGCAGAACCCTGTTCTGACCAACCTCCTGCTGGGTATGGGACAAGGCACGTTTGTTGCCGGCCGCCTGTTTCCGGCGCTGCCGCAAGCGCTGTCCGGGGTCACCCTGGCGAAGCTTGGCGACGAACGCCTGCGTCGCTACAACCTGCGTCGCGCTCCGGGCACGGCAACGAAGCGCGTCGACATCAGCTTCGAAGGCGTTGTGTACAACGTCCAGCAATATTCGGTCGAGGTTCCGATGCCGCGCGAGCTGCTGCGCGAGGCCGACGAGTCGAAGAAGCTGAACGTCGGCAACTACCTCGACGTGTCGCAGATCGCGATGACGACCGCGAACGACGTGCTGCTGCTCGACTACGAGCTCGAAGCGGCGTCGATCGCGACCAACCCGGATTCGTACGCCGCCGGACATGTCGTCGCGCTGGCGGGCGGCACGAAATGGTCGTCCGCCACGGGCACGCCGGTCACCGACATTCGGGCGGCCGCCAACACCATCCGCAAGAAGATCGGCAAGAAGCCGAACACGCTGACGCTGTCGGCGGATGCTGCGACGGCCGTGCGCGCAAATCCCGAGGTCAAGAGCTACCTGCCGTCGACGCAGCAGGGTGTGGCCACCGACGATCAGTTGAAGCAGATCTTCGGTGTCGATCAGCTCGACGTCGGCGACGCGGTCTGGATCAACGGGCAGAACGTCGGTCAGGACGTGTGGGGCAACAACGCGATCCTCTCCTATGTGCCGAAGATCGCCGCGAACGGCAGTTCGATGCTGAGCCTGGCCGAACCGGCGTTCGGGTTCACGAACGTCCTCGAAGGCCATCCGTTCGCCGAACAACCGTACTACGACAACGGTTCGAAGTCGTGGATCTACGGCGCGACGTATGAGCGGCAACCGAGCATCGCGTACAACGGCGCGGCGTTCCTCTTCACCAACCCGAACTGAGGCGCGAAATGGGCAAGCTGATCGCCAACGTACGCGTCGACACCGTCGTCGACGGCAAGCGCGTCTCCATCGCGGCGGGCGAAGAAGTCACGGGCCTGAGCGCTCACGATGCACGCGAGCTGAAGCTCTCCGGTCTGATTTACGACGAGGCCGACGAAGCCAGAGCCGCGCGAGAGCGCAAGCAGGATGAGCGCGAGGCTCGCGCCGAGTTCGAGGCTGAGCGCCAGGCCGTGATCGAGGCGCGCGAGTCCACCCAGGTTCCCGAGACCGACGAGAAGTCGAAGACGGAATAGCACACCCCCCCGCGAGCAGCGACCCCGGCCCGGTCATGAGTACCGGGTCGGGTTGGGCGGTGAACCACCACTGATCACAGGAGCAAGCCATGCCGTCTCAGAACAACCCCGGACGCCAGTACGACAAGCAGCACGCGACCACCGTCGTCGCGACCGCACGCATCGAAGCAAATCGCTTCGTCGGCTACGACGGCGCACACGCGACGAGTGCCAAGGGCGTCCACGATTCCCAGGGCATCAGCGAATTCGCCGTTGATATCGGCGAAGCAACCTCGGTCGTGACCGGCTATTCGTACCTCGTGCAGGTCGGCACCGGCGCGACGGTCGCGTTTGGCGATCTGCTCAAGCCGGCCGGCGACGGTAGCGGCACCGCGATCGTCGGTGATGCGACCGAGTACTGCGCGCGTGCGTTGGGCGCTGGTCTTGCCGGCGACCTGATCGAGGTCGAGATCGACCGTCACACGCACACTGCCTGATCGGAGCCGGCACGTGAGCTACGCGATCGTCGATGACATGGTGGCCCGGTTCGGTCAGTTGGAGCTGGTCCAACTGACCGATCGGGACAACATCCCGCCGTCCGCCATGGACAACGTGCGGATTCAGGGCGCACTCGACGACGCCAGCGCTGCGGTGGACGGCTACATCGGTCAGGTCTACCGCCTGCCGCTGCGCGGGTGCCTGAAGCCGCTGATCCCGGGTGCCGATCCGGAATACGCGATGCCGCCCGTCCTGGTGCGGCTGACCTGCGACATCGCGCGCTTCTATCTCTACGACGACCTGTCGCCCGAGAACGAAGTGCATCGGCGTTACCAGCTGGCGCTGAAGGATTTAGATGCGATCGCCAACGGCAAGACGATGTTGTCGTGCCCGTGGGGCGGCTCGCCTGGTGAACTGGTCGCGGCCGACGCGCAACAGGGCATGGAAGTTCGGCACGACTTCGGGCCCCGTGCCGTGCGAGATGAAACGTTGCGGGGATTCGGATGAACGACCAGCCGTGGAATTTCCTCGTCGCGGAAACGGGCATCGTCGAGCGGAGCAAGGCGATTAGCCAGGCGCCCGGGTCCGCCTGGGCACGCCTTGTCGGCACCCGCAAGGATCTGGCCACCGTTGCCGAGGAAATGCAGACCGTGCCGGCCATCTATGTTGTGTACGACGGCTTCGCAGTTCTGCCCGAGACGGACGAGTTCACGCTGTCGCTCAGCCATCGCTGGCTCGTCGTGCTGGCCATGGGGACGGCCGCGAGCCAACGCGAGGCCGAGGCGCTCAACCAGTTGGCCGGCCCGTACATCGGACAGCTGCTGTCTGGTCTGCACGGCTATACGCCGCCCGAGTGCAGCGAGCCGCTCATTGCTGGCACACCGCCGCGGCCGTACTACAGCCCGGCGCGATTCGCATACTACCCGTTGGTATTCGGCACGAGCAGTTCGCACTGCAGCTCGCCTCGCAACTTCTGACAAGGAACCGACATGGCACTCACCACCAAACGCCCCGTGAAGATCCACGCTCGCGGCGCGTTCACGACGATCGAGGCGGGCAAGCCGTTGCCTGCCGGTACGCCGGATCGCGTCATCAAGATTCTGCAGGCGCAGGACGCGCTCGACGACATTCCGTCGACGTCGGCTGCTGCGCCCGCTGCTGTCGCACCGGCCGCCCAGGAAGTCGCGGGGGCCGAAGACGGCAAGAGCACCGCGACGCCCGCCAAGCGCTGACCGCCTGGCGCGTCATCTACCACCCACACCTGAGGATAGACATGGCCACCAAACAGTATTGCTGCTTCAAGGGCCGCGGCGACATCGGCCTGGTCGAATACGCGAAGCGTCTCGCACGCACGGCCGGCTTCGTGTCGGTCGGCAACGCTCCGGTTTTCAACCTGACCGCAACCGAGACCACCGAGACCGTCAAGGATTACCAGAACCCGGCAGGCGGCACCGCGTGCACGCTGCGCGAGATCGACACGATCGGGATCGACCTGACGCTGCGCTGCCACTCGCCGCGCAACTGGTCGCTCGCGACGAGCGGTGCCGGCGACGACCAGGACGTCGCTTCGCAAGCGATCGTCGACGAGCCGCATGTGTTGTGGCCCGGTACGGTCGAGCCGCTCGCCAACCTGATCGACGACTCTGTCCCGGTCGTTGTCACGTCCGTCGACGGCAACACGACGTACGTGGCCGGCACCGACTACGAGCTGACGGCAGCTGGGTCGATTCGGGCGCTGGCCGGCAGCGCGATTCCGGCACCGACCATCACGCTGGGCGTCGGTCAGCCGAATATCCACGTCAGCTACACGCGCAAATCGCAACAGCTGATCCAGCTGTACTCGAAGCCGACGCCGGAAATGGCGCTGCATTTCGACGGCTACAACGTCGCCGAGAAGCCCGTCGTGCCGGTGCAGTTCGACCTGTACCGCGTGGTGTTCGGCCCGGCTGCAACCGTGAACGTCATCGGCGACAACCTCGCGCAGCTCGAGCTGAAGGGCACGGTCGAGCGCGATCCGACTCGCTCGACCGGCACGCTCAGCAATCCGTTCTCGCAGTTCGGCACGCTGAAGATCTGACCATGCTGACGGACTACCAAGCGATCAACAGCCCCGCCTATTTCGGGCGCGGTGCTGTCCACGTCGGCCGGCCATTGCGAGGCGACGGCTCGGTCGACGCGCTTGGTTGGCAGCAACGTTCGGCCGGATCTGCATTGCAGCTGCCGCCGGGCCGGCCGATCGGCAATGCGCGTCGCCTGGACGTCACGCCGCAGCTCACGCGGCTGAACGTCTCTGCGTGGGACGCGACGGACAACACGATCGTCGACGGCGTAACGCTCGCGCTGGAGCTGTACGGCCATGGTGGAGCGAACCTCGCCATGGCGTTAGGCAGTTCACACAGTCAGGCGGTCGGTACTCGGCATGACGACGTCGTCCAGGTCAGCCATGCCGCAATGCCGGCCGGCAGCATGTTGTTCACGCGTCACCTTGTCGACGTCAACTTTCCTGTTACCTGCCAGCCCAGCTGGACGACGTGGGAAGAAGGCGTGCACTGGACCCGAACGGAGCACGGCCCGCAAATCCTGGTCGGTTGCAGCGGCCCGAGCGGCGCGTCGATCCAGGTGTCGTATACGGCGGCCGGTGGCGCCGAGGAAGTGTCGGGAAGCTACCGCATCGGCGAGATGAGCCTCGCCTATGCCGGGATCAATCGATACGACCGTTCGGCGGTTCGCCTGGACTGCTATCGCGCCAGCATCGCGTCGGTCGATGGCATGCCGATGATCAGCGAATCGATCGGCGTCATCACGCTCACGCTCAACCTCTTGCCCGTACGCTTTGGCCGCGGCGATGTCCGCTGGTATCGCCGTATCACCGGGACTCATATGGCAGGTGCCTATGCCTAATCAGCAGTTTGCGCGCGGGATCTTTGCCGGCTTCGGCACGATCGAGAATCCCTTCCAGAGCCCGAACGGGATGGAAGAGAATCTGCGCTCGATCGACGATCACCTCGCACCGTACACGCTGACCGCCCCGGTCGCACCCGACGAACCGTATCCGGTCGACGCCGTGAACGGCGACGGTCAGATTTATGACGACGGCAGCTACGCGGTCTACAACGGCGGCGCCTGGAAGCGCTACCCCGCGTTCACGGGGATTACGTTCGTGCAGCTGGACGGCCCGACGTGGACGAACACGGGGTCGGGCTGGAGCATGGCTCACGGCAACGCCGTCATCGAAACCATCAGTGAGTTGCGCTCGTTCAAGCGCGGCTGGGCCTACGACGTGACGGTGCTCGGCTATCACCAGCCCGCGGACGGTTTCCGGCGGTCATATCGCCTGGACGAATCCGACGAGACATCGCCAGACAACGGTGGCTCGGTGATTGTCGACGCTGCTGGCGGCCGGTGGAAGCTGGTGGCCACCGACATGATGTCCGTCACTGACTTCGGTGCCGTCGCCAAGGCGGAGATCGACAACTCCGCCGAGTTCGCGAGCCTCTGCGCAGCAGTTGGTCCGTATGGGACCGGTCGTGTTGGGCCGGGAAACTGGCGAATCGACACGTCGCCGACGACGCCGATTACGTGGCTCGTCGATCCGAATGCGACATTCAGCGGTGCTGGTAAGTTGCCGGGCCGAATCATCAAGCTGAGCAACAGCGGCAAGTATTCGAAAGGCACGAAGATCGGCGCGCAGTCGGAGTGGCTGGAAGGACTGCGCCTCTACACCGAATCGATCGCCGAAGTCGCGGTGCTGTCGACGATCGGGCAGATCGGCATCATCGGTGCGTCTCGTACGTCCGACTACGGCGTGGCCGGATCTCAGGGTTGTATCGGCATCAGCGGTTACGCCAACAACGACAACACCACGCAAATTCAGACTGCATATGGCGGCTACATCGAATCGCGTCGACAGCCAGGTGCAGGTATCACGCAGTCGCTCGAAATCGACATCGTCAATTTCGGCTCGGTCGGATTCGTCTACCCGGGCAACGTGTATCCGCCCGATCTGACGTCGTGCTTATGGCTCGCGAGCGGCGGCGATGTACCTGGCGCGCGAGGGGCATCGCTCGCGCTCGGGATCATCGCCAACGGCGCGCCGTTCGATAAGGCCATCGTCGTCCAAAGGGGGGCGGTGACCTCGTACTTCGGTGAAGCAGTCGCGCTCGCTCTGGGCCGAGAAAACGGCATCGTCTGGTACGACGACGGCACGGGCAAGGTTGCTCGTATTCGGAGTGATGCAACCGCTCCTTCCATCGGAGTGGTGTTCTCGAACAGCACCCTGAATCTTCAGGACATGAGCGGGAACAACGTTTTCACCATCGGCAACAACGGTGTTCTGAACATCTCGAAGGACACCGGCGGTCTCTACTTCCTCGGCACGAAGGTGGTCGGCTGGCGGATTGCCGGTTGGGGCGACGCGACCGGCGGGAGCCGTAATGGGTTTGCCGCAGGCTCTGCGACGCTCGCGCAGATTGCGGCCGCGCTCGCACAACTGATTATGGATTTGAAAACTCACGGACTCATTGGGAGCTAACGATGGACAACTTCATCCTGAAATTCAATCACGCGCAACTGTCGGTCATCAATGAAATGCTGGTGCTCGCTCCGTACGCGAAAGTGGCGCCCGTCCTGAGCCACATCAAGCAGCAAATGGAGGCCGCTTTCGACGAAAACGGCGGTGCACATTCTCCTGTCAGCGTGACGTTCACGCATGCGCATCTTTCGGTCATCGATGAGGCTCTGGCGATGGCTCCGTACGCCAAGGTCGCGCCTGTCATCACTCACATCAACATGCAGATGCAGGCGTACTTCGACAAGAACCGGGACACGAAACCGCCGTCGGGTAGCGGCGCGACATCGGCTACTCGACCGCCGAGCAAAAAGGCAGTCGCCGCGAAGAAGACCGTCGCGAGCAAAAAGACCATCGCGAAGAAGCGATAAGCCGTTCTCGCCGCGCATCGCCGCTGATGTACCACCGACCAATTGAGGAATCTGATGAGCCTGTTTAACCGCCCCACATCGAAGAAGCTCGGCGACGTCGACGTCGAGGTCACGCTGCTGGCATGGAGCCAGTTCGACGACGCGATCGCGATCGGCACGTGGATGCAGCAGTTCCCCGACATGATGCCGACCATCGAGGATCTGGCGAAGCTGCGATCCGACAGCGATTTGCGCGGCGCGATCGACCGCATTGTCACCGGTTGCATTTCGATGCCGACTGACGAAGTCGCGCTGCAGGGCGAGGAAGCTCGCGTGAAGCGCCTTTCGGCGAGCGATGTCCAGGAGATGCCGGTCATGATCCTCCTGGAGGCAGTGCTCCTCATCATGGAAGTGAACCTAGATTTTTTTTTGCAGAGCCTGAGGACGTGTATGGCGATCAGAAACCGGATGCCGTTGACTGGTTCGCCGTTGCTCAGCAGCTCATCGGCGCCGGCCACGACCGAGGCGCCCTCCGCGGCTACACCCTCGGCGAGCTGACCGGATACCTGCACGCGATCGCGGAGCAGGCCGAACTGAAAGCCCAGCACCAGGCGATCCATACGGTCGCCGCCCTGGCGGGACATGGATCGTAATCGGAGCACCACGTGACATCAGAGCTTTCCGTTGCACTGCGCGTACAGCCCAAACTGGATGATGCCCGGCGCGCGCTCAGCGAACTCAAGCGGGAACTCAACGAGCTGCGCCAGAGCGCGCAATCGACGACGGCTGCGGTCGGTTCGGTGGATGGCTCGACGACGTCGACGTCAGCGCCCGATCCGAATGCAGCCGCGGCCAATCAAACGGCGAGCGCATCGGCCGCGGCAACGACTGCGCTACAACAGCAAGCGCAGGCCGCTGATCAGGCTGCACAGGCCGCGACCAAACAGGCCGCGGCGACACAGGGTGCAGCGACTCAGTCGACGGCACTGACCGCCCAAGTCCAACAGCAGACGCAGGCGACCACCGCAGCTGCAGCTGCAGCCAATCAAACGACGAGCGCATCGGCTGCGGCAACAACTGCGCTCCAACAGCAAGCGCAGGCCGCTGGCCAGGCTTCACAGGCCGCGAGCAAACAGGCTGCTGCGGCACAAGGCGCAGCGACTCAGTCGACGGCGCTGACCGCCCAAGCCCAACAGCAGACACAGGCCACGACCGCAGCTGCGGCTGCGACCGATCGCGAACGCGAGGCGATCCAGCGGCTCATCGCTCAGCTCGACCCGGCGGCCGGCGCCGCGCAGCGTCTCGCCGCAGCGGAGAAGGAACTCAACGCGGCGCTGTCCAAGGGGCTCATCACCGTCGACCAGCACAACCGGCTGATGGCGCAGGCCCAAAAGCAGCTCGGCGGCACGGGCGTGTCTGCGGGGCAGACAGCGATGGCGATGCGCCAGTTGCCAGCGCAGATCACCGACATCGTCACGAGCCTCTCGTCTGGTATGCCGGTCTGGATGGTCGCTATCCAGCAAGGTGGCCAGATCCGTGACTCGTTCGGTGGGTTCGGCGCTGCGCTGCGCGGCGTGTTCGCGCTTATCACGCCGGTCACGGCCGCGATCGCAGTCATCGGTGGCGCCGTCGGTGCATTCGCCCTCAGCGTGTACAAGGGCGAACAGCAGCTGATGGCGTTCAACATCGCACTGCAGTCGACTGGCAACGCGGCGGGCGCGACGCTCGGCCGCATCGAATCAGTCGCGAAGGCAGCGCACGACGTCAGCGGGATCAGCGAGGTGGCCGCACAATCGGCCGCGATCGCGATGGTGCAAACGGGTCGCCTCGGGATCGAGACAATCGGCAACCTGACGAAGGCGATCTCGGGCTATGCCGAGACGACCGGCCAGGACACGGACAAAGCGGCCGCAAGCCTCGCGCGGATGTTTGTTGACCCGAAGCAAGCAATCAAGGAACTGGACGACCAGTTCAATCTGCTGACGCCGGCACAGCGTGCATACATCAATCAGCTCATCGAGCAGGGACAGACCGAGCAGGCGCAGCTCCAGATCAGCGAAGCATTGGCGCAGCGCTTCGGCAAGCTACTGCCTGAGAACCTCGGCGTCCTGCAGCGCGCACTCAAGGGTATCTCCGATGCCGCGAAAGAAGCGGTCGGGTGGATGATGTCACTCGGCAAGCAATCGTCGCTCGAACAGCAGATCAAGGATTCTCAGGCGCGGATCGAGCAACTGACCAGTCGGAACACGTCGCCGACCATGTCAGCGCTTTTCGGCACCGACAAGGCACTGGCTGACGAGCAGACGAAACTGGCGAACCTGAAACAGAAGAAGGCCGCCGAAGACAAGGCGGCCGACGAAGCCGAGGCGAAGGCGGCGAAGGATCGGCACATCAAGGCTTTGCGGGACGATTTTGAGTCGCAGACGAAGACGTATCAGACCGCGCGGGAGAAGATCGCCGACGAGAAGAAGAAGCTCGACCAGCTGCTAGCGGCGGGTCCGGCCGGCGGTGGCATTTCACAGGCCCAGTATAACGAGCGGCTGAAGGCGGTCACCGATCGCGCCAATCGTGGCCAGGGAGGCAATGCAGGTGCGATCGCGGCCGCACAGGCGAAGGCCGATCTCGAAACGTTGCGCAAGACGTTCCAGGAATCGGACGCTCTAATCGTCAAAGCGCTCGCCGATGGCCGTGCATCGATTACGCAGGCTTACCAGGAGCGCGTCGACGCGCTGAAAAAAGAGGTCAGCGGCGAAAGGCAAGTTCTCGAAACCGAACTTGTAGCCCCAAAGACATCGAAACAGCGGCGTATCGAGATCCAGGCGCAGCTCAAGGGACTCGACACCGAACTGTCGAAGGGCACGCGCGAACTCGACGACTGGAAACAGAAAGAAGAGCTCAAGCTGGCCAATATCACCGTCAAGCTGCGGATTGATACTGCCAACTTGACCGGTCAATTCGACCGTGATGCAGTCGAGCAGCAGGTACGTCAGCAATACGCCGACGAGTTTAAGGCAACGCAACGGCTAACCGATCCTGGCGAAGTAATTGCTGCGCAGCAGCGGCTCGAGACGATTGAGCAGGCAGCCGTTGCTCAAGCCGAGTTCAATTCGAAGCTTGATCAGGCATCGCGCTTACAGGCGCAGCTCGGCGTGATCGAGCAGGCATACCAACAGCGTGCGGCCAGCGGGCAGATTAGCCAGATCGAGGCCGAGGCACAGATCAATCACGCGCGAGCCGCGCAGGTTCCCGTCCTGCAGGCAATCGTCGACGAATTGCAGCGGATCAAGGGAGCTATGCCTGAGGACGCTGCCGCTGCGATCGACAAGATGTCGAACAGCGTCGGTGCGCTGCAGAACCAGGTGGCGGCAGCGACACCGGTCGTCGTGGATCTCGGCACGCGCCTCAAGAACACCCTAGTCGACGGCGCTGCTGACGCTGCCGCGTCCGCGGTGTCGAACTTCGAGAACCTCGGGCAAGCCGCATCGACCGTGCTCAAACAGATCGCAGCGGACATCGTGCGCTCCGACATCAAACGTCTGCTGACGAACCTGTTCACGCCCGATTCGACCGCAGGCGGTGCGACGTTTTTCGGGTCCATCATCGGTGGCGTGAAGAGCATTTTCGGATTCGCCGAGGGCGGTTTGATTCGAGGCCCCGGCACGGGCACGAGCGACAGCATTCCGGCTTTGGTCGGCGGTGCACGGCCGATCGCCGTGAGCAACGGCGAGTTCATCCAGAACGAACGCGCGGTGCAGCACTACGGCCTTCCGTTCATGGAGGCCGTTCGAACGCTGCGCCTTCCGAAGCCGGCGTTCGCGTTCGGCGGCCTGGTGTCGGCAACTCGCGCGGCCTCGCGCTTTGCGACCGGCGGCGCTGTCTCCGGTGCGGCACCGACGACGGGCAGCACGACCTCGACGCGGGTCGAGCTGGTCAACCAGGACACGCCCAAGCGCGCAGTCTCGGCGGAATCCTATTTCGACGGGAAGGACATGGTCACCCGGGTGGTGCTCGCAGATGCGAACGCTAACGGGCCAATGACGCGTGCGCTCAAGGGTGCGCTGAGCCGGAGCTGATATGGCCTATACCAAGTTTCCCGCCTATGCACAGCACATGCTCGATGACACACAGTTGCAGGCAACGACGGGCGTCGAGCGCACCGAGATGGACGACGGTTTCATCGCACAGGTGCCGATTCAATCGCTCTCGCGGTACGAGGTTGGACTGATGTATCGGCTCCGCAGTCCCGAGGATCGCGAGGCTTTCGAGCACTGGCGCAGCACGGAACTCGTCCAGGGCGCCCGTTACTTCGCCTGGCCGGATATCTTCGATCCGGCCGGGACTGCTGTCCGGCGTGCACGCATCGTCAACGGGACGGTCACGTACAAGCTGCTCGACAAGCTGATGCAAAACTTCTCCGTCTCGTTCACCCTCGAATTCTGGAGGTAACCCCGTGGCACGTAAGTCGCCCACTTTCCGCCGCGCGGCCCAGCAACTTGCGCCGGCCGACATGCCGCTCATCCTGCTGGAAATTTCGCACGCGCTGCTCGCCGAGCCGCTTCGATACGTCAACGACAACCAGGACATCATGAGCAACGGCAGCAGCTACGTCGCTTGCGCCTTCCAGTTCGTGTGGCCGGACGACCAGGATCAGCAGGCACCTGTCTCGCAACTCTCAATCGGTAATCTCGGCGGTGGGCTCGGCGCGTTCTTCGAGCGTACGCACGGCGGCAAGGGAACGCGCGTTACCGCCCGGCAGATCATGCGCAGCAATCCCGATTTCATTGAAGACGAATTGCGCCTCGACCTGCGAAACATTCAGGTCACGACTGTCGCTGTATCGGGGCAACTGGGCTATGCACGAATTCTCGACATGCCGGGCACTGCGTACGCGTATCGGCCGGAAACGGCGCCGGGGATTTTCTGATGGCGCACTGGACTGAGCGCTATCTCGGCATCCCGCATGCGGAACTCGACTGCGGGCAGCTCGTCGAGCGAGTGCTACGTGAGCAGTTCGGCCGCAACGTACGATTCCCGCGCCGTCAACATGACGACCTCGCGCACCGTTCATCGCTGATCGTCGATCACGCTGCCGATTTCGCGGAACCGATTGCAGCGCCTGTCGACGGTTGCGGTGTGTTGATGTGGGCACGCGGCCGCCGCGCTCACATAGGTCTATATGTCGTCGTCGACGGCATTCCCTACATCCTGCACAGCGACCAGCCGACCGGCAGTTCGGTCTTGTCTCCGCTCCATCGGCTTCCCGCTTGGTATCGAATCGAGGGCTACTACGCATGGCTGTAACCGTACTTCCGGCCGCCCAGGTCGTCTATTCGCCGAATCCGCTCCGACCGGCTGCAGACCGGGAAAACCGAAGCGTCGCGCTGACAGGCACCGACACCGTGCGCACGATCATTGACCGGATCGGGCTGGGCGGTACCGTTTTGGGCGTCTCGCTGAACGGCCGCGCGATCCCGAACGATCTGCTATCGAGCACGAGGGTCGAGAGTGGCGACATGCTCGTCATTCGCCAGGCGGTAGCCGGTGTCGAGGCCAGCAAGGTTGCAGCCTGGGCTATCATGCAGTTGGAGGTCGGTGCAACAGTGGCCGCCGTAATTGGCGCGACGGTCAGCTTTGCGGTCGGTGCGGCGATCGCCTTCGTTGCAACGACGATCCTCGGTTCGCTAACTGCCCGTAGGCCGTCGACGTCGTCGGGTTCCAACGACGATTCGCCGACGGCATTTTCGATCGAGGGCGGTAGCAACAGCGCTCGGCCATACGATCCGCTGCTGATCGTACTCGGTCGGCACCGTGTGTTTGCCGACTACGGCTCCCGCCCGTTCGGTGAATTTATCCTCGACCCAAGCACGACGACCGAGGTCATCAACGCTACGCCACAGACGGTGCAGCTGGTTCCACCTGAGTTCGGTTTCAGTGGGCTCCCGCCCGAGGTGGACGAGCCGTGGGTACTGCTCGGCTCGGACTCGAACGACAACGACTACTACGGCGACAACGCAGCGCGATCGTATGTGACAACGGACGGGCCGGTCACCCAGCCTCATACGTTCGTCGTACGGCACAGCACCGCTGTCTCCGGCGGTGAACCAGATCGGGCTACCACCTACGAGCAGTACATCCAGCCAGTTTTCCCCGGCGTACCTCCAGCGCAGTGGTTGCCGCTGGACACGCCGCAAGCCGTCATCACGCGCTACGGCTACTCGGTGACGTACAAGACCGAGCAGCTCGTCAGCATCTTCAACTATGGGTTCGGCGACCTCGCTGTCAGCGATCGGCGCGTTGGCGCAAACGACCTGGCGCAGTACAACGCTGTGCAGTTGGATGTCAGCTCGGTGCCACCCGGGCAAGGCGATCGCACCCAACTGATCGGCTACAGCAGCCCGAACTGGCCAAGCAACAGCTATCCGAGCAATGTGCAGACGATCGAAGGTGGCGCATTAGAGCAGCACGCCAATGTGTTGAATGGAGGCTGGATTGAGCGCCAGGGATCGATTGCCGCACGGTTCGTCCAGATCGACATCAGCGGCCGTCTGCTGCGTCAGGAGGCCGGCAATATCGCCAACCTGTCGTGCACCTTCGAGGCCGAGTATCAGACGCCCGGCAACAGCACATGGCTGCCGTTTCCGTTTTCGCCGATGACGATCACGAACGGCTCGACGCGGATCGTGCGCGAGACATTTTCCGCGTACCTCGGTCAGGCCGCCGTCAAGGTTCGCGTGCGGCGGACAACTGTCGAGTCGACCGATGCGAATCAGGTCTCGGAGCTGCAACTGACGCGGATCAAGTTCTTCCGTGATGGCGATGCTCTGTATCCCGCTCAGCGTCGTGAAGGGTTGATCATTCGCGCGACTGGCCAGCTCAACGGACAGGTCGATCGCTTGTCGGCGCTCGTCGAAATGAAATGCTGGGTGTGGGCGTCGAACCAGCCCTGGGACGGGTCGATACCCGGAACCGGTAACGGCGCCTGGATCTGGCAGGCGTCCGTCAATCCTGGGTTCCTGTATCTCTACTACGCCCGCGGTGGGTTTCTCAACGCGAGCGCCGCGCCGGCACACCTCGGCCTCGCGGGCTGGCTCGACGAGCCGAACCCGACCAACGGCGAGCGGATCTTCGGCGCGGGGCTGGCCAACACCGATATCGACTACGGCACGTTGATCGCCTGGGCTCAGTGGTGCGCGGCGCAGAATCTTGAGTGCCATCTCAGCCTGACCGATGTGAAAAGCGTTTTCACGGTCCTCAACACGATCGCGGCCGCCGGCCGTGCGCGCATGAGCTGGGCGCCGGGCAAGCTGAGCGTCTGGTGGGAAGCCTCGGGCCAGCCGTCAACGGCCGCGTTCGGCGCCAGCAACATCGTCGCCGGCACGTTCAAGATCGCCTACGACACCGACGAGTCTGTCGACGGGTTTGTAATGTCCTACACCCAGGCCGACAACGACTACCAGCCCGACGAGGTACGTGCAACGCTACCCGGCGTCACCCAGCCGGTGAACTGGCAGTCGGTCGACGCGGCGTATTCGATGCCGCGCAGCCAGGCGCAACGGCTGGTCAATCTGCTCGCGGCAGCCAAGCACTACTTCCGGCGCTCGATCACGTGGGAGAGCACAGCATTCGGTCTGACCGTGGCGACCGGGGACGTGATCCAGCTTGCGCACGATCTGACGCGATGGGCGTACAGCGGCCGCCTGATCGCCATCGCCATCGATGCCGGCCGGGTGCAGAGCGTGACGCTGTCAGCCGAGGTCGAAGCAGTGCCGGGCGACACCGAGTTCTGGTTGATGGTGACGCCTCCAGGCGCAGATCCAGTCTCATACCGATGTGCTCGGCCGGTAGAACGGACGCGCACGCTGCAGCTGCTCGACGTATGGCCGGCCGACAGCGCCCCGGGTTGGCTCGACGCCAGCGAGCCGAATACGGCCGCCAGCCCGTTCTACGAGGACACGGTGCCCGAGGACTGGACTTGGTTGGCCGGACCAGCGCCGACGCCGGGCAAGCGAGTGCGAATCATTGGAACGGAGCCGAGCAGCGATCGCCGCGTGCGGATCACGGCCCGCGATGAGGTGGCCGAGTACTACCCGTTGGAATGGGGACTCGGCAACGTGCCGGGTGTGGCGAGCGGCGAGCGGGTCGTCGCGCGTCTGTTCAACCTGGCCGCGGCACAGACGGCCGATGGTGGCCAGCGGGTGACGTGGGAGCTGGATGGCGCGGTCGGCGCCGATGTCCGCGTCGCAGTCTCGGGCGGCCCCGAGCAACAGGTGCCGATCGCCGGCCGGCTAACGGTCGTCGGCTCGGAGCTGCTGCTGCCGGCGTATGCCCCTGGAACGCACCTGCATATCCACGCGCTGCCGGTCGCTGCAGGGACGCCGGTTGCGATCGAGGACGATGTGGTCGACGTTGTCGTCTCGTGATCGGCGGCAACCGTCAGTTTCGTGTGGTGTAATCCCGTTCTCTGACACGAAATTATTGCCGCACCTGATTTATCGCGCTTACCCGGCCCGATTTATCGCGCGCGGCTTCAGTCGGCGGCGTCGCGGCGTCGAACCGGGTCGAGGTGCGGATCGGCGGG